TATCTAAAAAAACCATTTTCAGATAACCAATATGCAGAACCATCAACTTCAACACATGCGTTCTGTCCAACAAGTCCACAGTTAGTTCCAACTTGTGCAAACGCAAACGTAAATGGTTGACCAACAAAACGTTGTGTAAATAACGCTGTATCTGTCCAAACATAAATTGCATCCCTACCTCTGATAGCTCCTCTGATCTGTGATCCGTCGGCCAGTCTTTGTGTACCAGCTGTATTAGTTGCTGTAGGTGTATAAGTATTTATATCTTCTTGATCAGAGAATCTAATAAACATATCATCCTGTGTTGATGTATCTCCAATAGTTGTCTCTGTTCCAAAAAATACTAAGTGTCTATCCGGTGTTGACACTAACATGTGTCTTGATGCAGTTGGAGCTCCAGTTATAATTGTTGCTCTTGTCTCTGTTGCATTTGATAAACTAGAGTCCCAAGAAAAAACAGGACCATCATGAATTAAACATATAGCCTTATCTCCAAAATTATCTAATGACCACATACCTGGTTCAAGAACCAAGTCCCCTGATGCAGCCTCACCCCATGCAACATAATCAGATGAGTTAGTCACTGTAGCACCATCGGAGTGTGAAGATCTTGTAGAGTTTCTGACCGCTCTAGTTATACCAGTTAAATCATTATTAGAAACACCCGTGTAAGAAATTTCTTCATTTCCAACTTGAATAAAATTTGTACCTGAAGATGGAAATTGAGAGGCATCTGTTAAAGTAATAGAAGTTCCTGATCCACCTGTTCCTGCAGTATCATCTAACAACGCTCCATTTAAAGTTGTAGTGATTGCAGATGTATCTTCTCCACCCCAAGATCCTAATCCCCAACCAAATCCTTTTGCTTGAACAGCAGGTCCAACAGTGTAATACTTTTGTATTCTAATACCACCTGATGTTGTAGCGCCAGAACCAGATTCATTAGAGGGCATTGTAATTGTTAAAGTTGTATTTGTCGGTGCTGTAACTACCATGAATTTTTTATTATCAAAATCAGACGCACCAAAATTAGAATTAGTTATCGCTGTAAAATTATCCATTAACATAATATCACCAGGGTTCATCCCGTGTGCAGTGCTAAATGTTATTGTGACAGTTGGTGATCCGTTAGTAGTAGTGAATGCATTTGTAAGAGTTGTAGTTGATTCAATAGGGTGTATGTCATAAAATACACCTCCAGAAAAAGCATATAAAATTCTGTTCGTGCCAATGATTGCATATTTTCTTGATAAGCTATTAATAAAATGATGAAGTCCTCTACCTGCACCTGTTAATTCATTGGCTCCTGTGCCACCTAACTGATTCCAACCACCTATCTTTTCTGGTATACCATACCTAAATCTCACATTATCACAGTCAACCCATTGACCTTCGGCTCCTGTGGGAGTAATCTGTTTATTAATACCTGGTTGAAATCCTATTTTTTGTAACATAGTATATCAATGTATATCAAATTTATTGCTTATTTATATAATTTTTTTATTTTTTTTAAATAAGAATCATCAATTAAATCACATTCAAAGTTAAATGAGATAATGGTTTTTCTTTTTTTAGATTTTGATTTAGACGCCCTATGTATATATACACTTGGAAAAATTACAATCTCTCCTTCTTTTGCTTCTATTTCTATCAACCGTTTAGATATGGGTTCTATTATTTGTGTGCGTGGTGCACATTTACTAAATTCTAAATAATAGACTCCGGTAAAATTGTTACCATGCACATGCCAACCATGAGTATCTCCTTTAAAATATTGTTGAAACCATAAATGAATAAGTCTTATATTTTTTAAACCTATTTTTTTAACCTGATTATCAAAATTATTTATTAAATCTTCATTTATTAATTTCACCCATTCTCTTTGAAAATCTGATCTTCTGTCCCAATCTACTCTTGAAATACTATCGTCATAATAAGAATCAAATTGTTTTAAAGAACCCGTTTCTTGAGTATTAATTAAATCTAATAAACTTTGTTTTAGTTTTGAGTGTTTCTTAAATTTACTTTTTAAAATAGGAAAATTAAAATCAATCATTACTTCCAATTAATGTTTATATTAAATCTAGCTTGTTCATCAGTGCAATTTGTACTAGAGTGTTTAATAGATGGGTCAAATAAAATTATTCTATTTTCTTTAGATTCTATAAATTTATTTTTAATATAAGTCCCTCCATTACAAGTGTTCAAAGAAAATATTGCTCCTTGATGAGGCACTAATAAATCTTGATGTTCTCTGTGTCTAATTAATTTACTATCTCTTGTATAGCAATTTATTTTTACTCTTCTTAAAAATAAAATATTTAATTTTTTTATTAATGGTTCAACTAAATAAAAATGATTACTAGTTACAATATTATCTTTATATAAATCATGTGTAAAATAAAAATACCCATCATTTTTAAAAGTAACACAATTATTAAAATAGTAAGGTAAATCCCCAGATAAAAAAATATCTTTAATTTTTTTAAAATCTTTCTTTGATAAAAAGTTGTCTACTATATCCATAATTTTATTTTAGTATTATGAAGGATGCAGTGAAGTGGTATGTGGTGGTATCACTGCACCCATCATAAGACTAAACTCGTTTATCTTTAAACCAACTTGGAAGACCTAAGTGTGGACGTTTGTCAAACATATTTTCTTTTGCTCCTGATGTTTTACGATTATTGTAATGTAAAAAAACTTGCACGCATTCTTTACCTTTAAATTTTTCTCTCCAATGTTCTAATTCACATCCAGAGTAAACTAACATGTCCCCTTGTTTAAGATCTACTTTAACACCCTTCATTCCTTTTTTACCTGATGGTTCCAAATATATTGGCCAATCATCACCTCCTAAATTCATAGTTGTAGATATCTCACAACTAAATCTATCTTTGTGTCTTTTAAGTTCGTCACCTTTTTTATAAATTCTTGCGTAACTATATGCAGGATATAATTTTAGTTCTGTAATTTTTTCCATTTGTGGTTGGCATTTTAACATTAAAGTTTCCATAGCAATGTCTGCATAATGTGAATATGTGTTTGGAATTTGTTCATCGTCATAACTTCCTAATAAAGTTTCAAAGGGAGATATATATCTTTGTTTTATACAAGTATCCAAAACTTGTTTTTTCATTAAAAAATAATTAGCAATAAAAGTTGCTAAATCTTTTGAGACTGCTTGACGAATAATTGTATACTTTTTCTTTTTAAACATCTTTAGCCATACCTTTTGGTATTGCTTGAATATTCCAGTGAATAAATCTAAAAGGCTCTATACCATAATCCACTGCAAATTCATGTTCTAAATAACCAGGAAAAATAATTAATATTCCTGGTTGAACTTTAATATGAACTAATTCAGTTCCATGACTTATATTAATATCAGGTTTTAAATTTAACTTAGTTGCTCTGGCACCTGTTCTTGGATCATGAAATATTGGAAAAGATGTTTTATCCGAAGATTTTAAAAAATAAAATCCTGATACATGTTGATTCCAATGAATGTGTGAAGAGTGATGACCCCCACCTTTTTTTGAAAATTCTTGCACCCACATTTCACTAAACATAGTTTGATATTTTTCCATGTCATATCCCTGCCAATCTAAAAACTCCCAAGATTTTTGACCAACATAATTTCTAAAATCTAAAAAATTATTATCTCTTGTTAATTGTGTTGAATGATGTGATAATCCAAAATCCCCATACTTTTTAATATGTTTTTTATTTTTATTTTTAGCTTTTGTAATGTATTTATTAGAGGCTTTATTTAAAGATTCTACAAACTCTGGTTTGTTTTCAATCCATATAGGTGTTTTAAAATGTTCTAATATGTCCATATTATTTAAAAGGATATCCTAAGTTCCACATGACTATTGAATATCTCGTTCCTTTCGTTACTGGTTTTACTCTATGCCAAACAAATGAAGGAAATACAATAATAGACCCTTTAGAAAGTATTTCTTTAACTTGTTTTAAATGTTGAGCTTCATTTCTCATATGAGGATCATAGTTTCTGTAATCAAACTCTAACTCACCTCCTTCATATTCTGATCCATCTGTTAATTGACAAGTCATTGACAACTTTCTAATTTTGCCTTTTTGTGGTCCTTCTTGTTCATAAGGCTTATTCCAACTATCACAGTGCCAATCGTAATATTGATTTAATTTATATTTTGTAAATTGCATACTTTCACTCATGTCCCATTGAAAATTCCAACCAGCTGTTTTATTTGCTTTATGTATGTAAGGTTGAAGTTCCTTGTAAATCCAAGGGTCATTTAACCAAACTATATTAGAATTTCTTTTTCTTTTTAAATCATTAACATCATTTTTTGATAATTTTTTATTATCAAAATCACCTGTTTTACCTAAAGTTTCTTTGTGTGATAAACCATGTTTGATTATATCATCACAAAGTCTAGGAGGTAACGCAGACTTAAAATAACAATAATGGTTATTTAAGTTCATAAAGTATAGTGTGAATATAATTTAAAGAATGGTTTTGATTATTTGAAATAGTATATGTATTTGTTGATGGAAAAATCATAAACATATTGTTTTTTAATTCTATATCCCAACTTCTATTTTTTTTTCTATTATCATCATAGTGTATCCGTATAAAACATTTATCAACTTTAACTCCGTATAAACAAGTAAAATCAGATGAATTTATTAAATCTAATGGGTTTGCATCTAAAATAGGAAACGTTTTTTCAAAGGGTTGATAGACATCGCCCCATGTTTTTATATTTTCAAGACCATAATCAAATTTTAATCGAACATGTTCTATGATGTAAGTATTCAACATATCCCACGTTTTCGAAAAGGGAAAATCTTTTTTTAAATATAATGATTCTAAATTATCACCAAGTAATTTATCATGGTTAATTTCAAAACCTTTTGGCATTGAAACGTTACCATAAATTAATGGAATTTCACTTAATACTTTCTTATGCATACCATCTTTAATATAAAATAATGATACTACGATGTCAATATAAATAAATTATGCTAGTAAATTTTCTAACACCCAACCTTGTGTGTTATCGGAGTTATGAACATTTTCGTCCCATGTATACCACCACTCATGAGTGTCTGCTTCGTTTTGAGATTGTTGCTCGCTTGTTAAATCTGGTTTAGGTATTGGTGGATCCCACTCTGCAGTTGTTGTATTTTTTTGCCAAGAGTTAAAAGGTTTTGGTGGCCAAAAAATATTATTTTCTGAATCCCAAATATAACCAATACCTGCATAGTTTCCTCTAAAAGGTGAACCACCAAGTTTATGTTGATTTCCTTGTGTATTGTATGAAGTTTGAATCCACATACTTGCAGGCCAATTATTATGTGTTTCTAACCACTCTTGACCTTTAGCCTCTATCTCATTACCATTGGCATCTTTCATTTCTTCATTGTCCATAGTTAACACTGTAAGGACTTCATTATTTTCATCTATTTTTGCAAAACTTGCCATATTAATTCCTATTGAAACTTATACCTTATTATAACAATACCAGAACCACCAGCTCCGCCACTACCACTAGCTCCTGGACCTGATCGGCCTCCGCCACCACCACCTGTATTAGCAGTTCCTCCTGGTGCAGGGTTTGGACCACCTGGTCCGCCACCACCTGTTCCACCTTGTCCTGAAGTAGCTGTAGGGTTTGGTTCAGCTCCGCCTCCACCACCACCAGCTCTTGCTACTGCTGATGCGTTAATTGATGAGGTTGCACCATCACCACCGTCTCCAGCATTACCACAAGCTCCATTTGCTCCTGCCTGTGTGGCTCCTCCACCACCTCCACCAAAATCAAATTGTGGGGATGGAGCAGGTCTTGAGGCACCTCCATCATTACCTTCTGCAGGACTAAAACCTCCTTGATTTCCTGATCCACCAGGTTCGGCTCTTCCGCCACCACCACCTCCGGATCCTCCGGTTCCTCCCGCATTACTTGCAGGGAGTCCACCACCTCGGCCACCAGGACCACCACCTGTGGATGTTTTTGTTGAAAAAACTGAATTATTACCCTTAGTACCATTACCAGATGGTGGTCCACCACCACCGCCATTACCAACTGTAATTGGAAAACTTGCTGCAGTAACAGATACGGAATTACCACTAGCTCCACATAAAGGGGAAGCAGAATAACAGTCGTTTGAAGCTTTAGCCTCTCGATAGCCACCAGCTCCGCCGCCTCCTCCTCCTTGACAGCCGCCTCCACCGCCGCCACCAGCAACAACGAGGTAACTTACTTGATCTACATCACCTACTTGTGAAACTGTAAAAGTACCTGGGTTTGTAAAAGTATGAATTTTAAAATTTCCAGAAGTGGTTACTGTACCACCACAAGCGATAGTAAATAAAGGTGCTTTACCACCAGAACCAAAACCTAAAACTTGATATCCAAAAGATTTACCCCTACGATTGTTTATATTTGATGTATTTTTTCCGATTGTTAGAGGTTGAATCTCTTTATCTCTGTGTTTCATATTCTATTTCCTTACGCGTCGTTAGCAGCATCAGTAGTGAAGAATAATTTAATACCTAATAATTTTGCATCAGCAGTTAAACTATCCTCTGATACATCTCTTTGTATTTGAAAGAACACTTCCTCATCTGTGCTAGGTGAACCTGCTATTGTCACTGCTCCACTTTCTGCTGTAACATCTAAATCATTCGCTGTCCCGCTGTGAGCTTTTGCTGTTGGTGCAACCGCAGTTCCAAATGCAGTATTAATACTATCATTATCTGCGAAAGCCACACCACCTAATGCCCAAGACACAGTTCCTGTGTTTGTAGAGTCTGCTGTAAAATAAGCTTGAAAAGTTATTGTGCCTTCATTCCATGATTTAGGAAAAGCAACAGCAAACTGTGCAAATTCATCTGAATCTTTATCAAAATCTAAAGTTTTTAATTCTGGTCCATTACCTAATTCAACTTGTGCTAAATCTGCACAACCACTTGTCGTATTTGGATACATTGCAACTGCTGGAACCCATATAGTTTCTTTACCTGCAACTTTTACCGCTGAACCACCTGCTTGAACAACACCATTTCCGTTTGGTGCGATATTAATATTTCCATCTGCTCCGTCAGTTATCGTAATTGAACCTGAGTTAGTTCCTGAATTTGTATCTAAAACAAGATCGTGTGTGCCAGAAGTTGTTAAAGTTGCAGCCGCTGCTCCAGTTCCAATTCTAGTTTCTCCAGTGCCTTTTGGTTTAATGTGAACATCAACATTAGTTTCTCCACTCGCACCTAGAATCGGTGGGTCTCCTGTTGCACCATTAGTTACTTCTAACTCGTTTACTGCTGAAGATGTTGTTTGAAAAATAATTTGTTCGTTTCCATTTGCATCTGCAATGAAACCTGCGTCTGCAATTTTTGGAGCTGTTAAAGTTTTATTTGTTAAAGTATCTGTGGATGATGCAGTTATAAATCCTGTATCATCGATATCTGGGTTATTGGCATCATTCGCTGTAGCATAAACCATTTTGACTGCACCTGGAGCAAGAGTTATACTATCTCCTGATCCTGATACATATTTAAATACTACATTTTGTGATCCACTCGTTGAATTTTTTAATACGTAAAAAGTTTGAACATCGAGTGGGATTGTAACGTTTCTTGACCCTGTTAATGATCCTGTAAATTCTATAACTCTGTGTGCTAGAGTTGCACCAGTTGATCCATCAGAAACTGAAAGTGTTGTATCACCAGAGTCTGATACAGCTTGCGTTGTAAATCCACCAACTATTTGTTCGATAAGTTGTAAATTTGTATTAGTTTTTGTCCCCCATGTACCGGCGTTTTCACCAGTTGCTTGAAGTTCAACACCAAGAGGTGTAAATGTTGATGCCATATTTTATCTCCTATGCAGCGTCACTATAGCTTGTATTTGATCCAGTTGCAACATCTGAATAACTTGTATTTGACCCAGTTGCAACGTTTGTATACGAAGAATTTGAACCTGTGTCAACGTTAGAATAAGCTTGAATACCAAAACCTGTGGCAGTGCCAAATGCAGCAACAGAGGCTGTAGCTGATTGACCAGTTAATCCCATTACATCTGCAGGAGTTATTGATCCTACACTAGATGTTGCAGCAATTCCTGTTAGTCCCATAACATCAGCTGGAGATAATGACCCTACACTAGTTGTAGCTGATTGACCTGTTGGAACTACAACTGGATTTGATGAAATACCAATCTCACCAACACTTGTTGTTGCAGAAACTCCTGTCACTCCCATTACATCAGCTGGAGAAATAGATCCAACAGATGATGTTGCAGAAACTCCTGTTAGTCCCATTACATCTGCAGGAGAAATAGATCCAACAGATGATGTTGCAGAAACTCCTGTTGGAACAATTGTTACGCTACCAATTATTGTAGGGGATCCAGTGCTTGTAGTTGCAGAAACTCCTGTTAATCCCATTACATCTGCAGGAGATAATGATCCCACACTTGTGGCCATTTGATCACCTATTACAGGAACTATAACTTTATTTACAGAATCACCATAAGGTTCTTCACCCCAACCATTTCTACCCCAGCCTACAAGTGTACCCACACTTGTTAATGTACCTAACGTAGAAGTCATTGATTGACCCGATACACCTACTACATCTGCTGGAGATAATTCACCAACAGAGGAAGTTGCCGAAACACCCGTTAATTCTACAGTTAAAAATTCAGCAGCTGTTGGTGTTCCTACTGAGGTCGTTGCAGAAACTCCTGTAGGTTCAACTGAATACTCTACTCCCCAAGCAGAGTTACCATATTCTTGTCTACCCCAACCTTCTACATTAAAAGATTTTAAATCACCAATTGAACTTGTAGCTGAAACACCGGTTACTTGAACTGTTATTGTATTGGATTGCCAAGAATTTTCATTCCATGCAACTGAGGGACTATCTCCACCCCATATTGATGTTTCGGACATAAGGAGTCCCTCCTTATGCTATCCTGATAATAGCGTTAGATGCGTCTGCTGTTGGAAATTGAATCGTAAAAGTTCCACTTGTAACAGTTTTATCACCACCAAAAGCGATAACTGCAACAGCTTTGTCTGACTGTGTATCGTTATAAATTAATGCACCATTTGCCGTAAAAGATGCAGATGTAAAACTAACATCTGAAAAATCACATACCGCAGTATCTGAATCTAAAGTTGGAGTCACACTCGTAAGAGTCGCCCCACCTGCAGTGTATGCAGATCCTGATGTATTTGAAATTTCATTTGATGTTGAATAGGCAGTTGTTGATTTATTTAAAGTTGCTGAACTTGTATATAAAGCTATTTTAAAAGTATTACCACTTGATGCAGTAAGATTGTGTGTGCCAACTAATATTTCTTGTTTGAAACTATTACAAATTGCCGATGTTATTGCCATAATTTATTCTCCTACGGGTTTGCTGAGGTTACTGGAATACGAACAGCGCCATCAGTATAGTCATCTCTTCGTCTTCTACCAACTTGCTCGTTAGCAAACTTCTGTACCTCTTGTTTATACTTATTTTCATATAGTGTCAACATATCTATCGGACCTTTTAAAAAGCCGTATGCCTCTGATAAACAGCAATATAATAAACCATTTGGAAAATTAAGACTAATATAATTAGTATCATTGTTTTCTAAAAGAGCTGGTGCAACATTAAAATGAACTCTATATTTATATGTTGTGTCAGGAACAGGAGCAAACATCATCCTTCCAGAAGTAGTGTCTGATTCTCCAGTGGCTCCACCAAACATAGCGTAATATTTAGGCTGCCCTCTTTTTGCTGTTTCTGTCGATGATACATATTCTTGTAAATATGAAATATCTTTTTTTTCTAAAAAAACATTTGCTCCGGTTACAGCTGATGTTGAATCATACACTTGTATGGCTCTAATAAAAACAGCTCCTGCTGGAGCGTTAATAGTCGACTGACCAGTTACTAAATTACCATCTTGTTGCTTTCTATCGGCGTCAATGGGCACATCTCTAAAAATTCTATATTGTGCGTTTAAAATTATATTTTCTAAAACAGCATCTGTTAAAACATTTGAGTCTGTTTCAGTGTAACTTCTGATTTGTGTTTTTAATCCTGATGCACTTAATCCTGCCATTATATCTGCCCCGCTACTTCTTTACAAATAGGACAACTTTTTTTGTATCTATTGTGTGTTCCACATTTTACTGCTTTACCATCAATATCTGTATATATGGGAGTTTCTGGTTCTGGAACTTCTGTATATAATTTTATGTGCTCATCTTCTGGACATTGACATTGTTTAATACCAATTATTTTACAAAATAAATTTTTAATCCATTTAATCATGCTGTTACTGTTACCGGTCCTGCAGATGCAGAACCACCTCCTCCTGTTTCAGTTATACTAGATGTTGTGCCTGTTGCAAAGGTATAATTATCATCGTTAATTTTAGTAATTACGTATCCTGCTGCATCGTTTATTGTTGCAGCCGCCACTCCACCAACAACAGTTGCGTCTCTAAATCTAACTCTATCACTTGTTGATCTGCCATGATCTGGCTCATTAACAGA